GCTAAAACTATCTGTAGGATTATTTCACCTATCCACTTGACTCCAAGAGCCACGCTAACAAACAGGAAGCTGAATACGAGAATCATATTAAGTGTTGTTCCTTCCATGATTACTTCCTATGTTTAACAAGTGTGAGTTTACGGGTGCAGGGATCAAACTTAATAAACTGCACTCCAAGTTTCTTTTGTGTTGGTGTTCGACTAGGTAGGTTTGTATTTTTACCTTCCATCTTGACATCAAATAGGTAGACCTCACCGTCCTTAATACCAATAACATCCACTGCTCCTGTAGAACCAGCGTTATAGAATACTTCAAAGCCTTCATCCCATAACCAAGTGATTGCATACAGCTCTGCCACATCTCCTAAACGACTCGGACTAGTGAGTCTCTGCCCAACTTCTGCCGACATCGAACTCTGAGTCGAGAGGACATTTGAATCCATATTTTTCTTCGGTCTTTTTAATAGCCTTTTTAGTGATTTCACCTATGTCATCCTCCAAGCCTTCCTTAACAATGATTTGCACTTCATCGTGTACAAACGCCACTATCGCAACTTCTTCTGTAGTGTAGCCTTTAGCACGTATCATCTGCTCTATTGTTCTGTACCAATACTTACAGACAATAGCTCCAGCAGACTGAAGCAGTGTGTTTAATGCTGCATGGGGATGACGTATAGGTATGAGCCTACCGTCTAAACCTTTAATAAACTTTTCACCATGCTGTGTTTCTAGTCGTAACTTAATCGCTTCCGTTAACTTCTTGAGAGCTGGTGTCTTGGCTAGGAATCGTTTCTTAATCTGTCCGCCTTCCTTAGCTCCCTTACCGATGATCTCTCCAATCTTCTCATTCCCTGCTCCGTACAAGAAACCATAAATGAATGTCTTTGCTTGTGGGCGTGTAGCCAGTCCCGCTGCATTCTGGTTTGCTGTATGAATATCACCCTCTAATATTTCTTTACCGTACTTGCCACCGTCATACCGTGACATATAATGTGCAAGACACCGCAGCTCTAAACCACTAGCGTCTGCCCCCAGCAAGGAGTAACCCTTCGGGGCATAAAATAGTTTGCGACATTCCTCCCCAAAGGCGGCTGTTCCGCTTGGTACTTGAGCGACATTAGGATCACTATGTGTACACCTAGAAGTAACAGCACCCATATGATTAACACGCCCATGTATTCGTCCTTTCCTTTCAAGCTTGAGCCACGCTTGTTTACCATTGCCTAATTGTCCTAGTCGTTTGTTTAACATTAAGAACTCTGTCAACAACCTAGCTTCTGGCATATCAATTCCTGCTAGAATTTTTTCATCAACTTTTGGCTCTCCTGATGGAGTGTGTTCTTTTGGTGTCCAACCCTTTTTCATAAGCCTATCGGCAATCTGCTGTCGTGATGCAGGATTAAAAGGTATCGTCTTTGTTTTTGTTTTTAGCTCAACTATAGTTGGTTCTAAGGTGTTAACTAATTCTGTTTCAATCTCTAGCTTTCTAGCTGAGAGCTTCGTGTATAACTTTTGTGCCGCTTCCACATCAAACGGGAAGCCTATGTTTTGTTGCTGTAATAACAACCTAGCCATATCATGTTCTAGTTGCATAGGCTCTGTTGGATAACGTTTACGTTGTATCAATTCATACAGCTTTACATTCAGTGCTACATCCTGAGCGCAATACTCTAGCATCTCAGGGGTGAACTCAGACCAAGCATCTTCCTGCTCACCATAAGCACCCTTGTTGTAGTTGAGGCGTTGTCCCCAAGCCTTAAGAGAATGTGAACCTATTGATCTATTGTCCACTGTCCTCTTCAAAATGTCTTTTTCTTTTAAGTTGGGATATATTAACCGAGAAGCCACAAGCGTATCAAACGCCTCACCTTTATAATCAAAGTCATATAACTTTTTTAATACTGGTAAGTCATAGCCTATGATGTTGTGACCACCTATCTCTGGTGACTCTCTTAATAATGCAACACCTTCCTTTAACGTGTCTCCAAAAAACTTAAACTGAACACCTGTCTTTGTACACTGTGTAACTATACAATGTACCTTTGTTACTTCATCAAGTAACCCGTCTGTTTCAATATCAAATATTAACATATAACTGTTACCTCCAAAGATGTTTCAACCCAAACAGTAGCTCCACAAGCTAGAGGCTTATCTGGACTACTTACAAACCTAGCTACAACATGACCTTTGTCGTCTTTAATCTCAGCTTCAAAACATTTTCTATTTTGTTTGTAGTCCTTAACAGTTAATGGTGGTCGAAGCTCCTCATCTGGATGCTTCTTATTATGTCTAACATTATGTTGATTAACGTGAATCTTAGTTTTCATATATCCTCTCGCTGGAGTGATTAAAATGGTACATCAAATTCCTCTGACATACGCCCTGTTTGGTTATTAAAGTGAAGCTGTCCTGCTACACCTGTATCACCAGACCATCTGTTCTTTAGAATACGAACAGTAGTCGTGTTGCTTGTCTCAGCGTCCTGCTGATTTCTTTCTAAGCCAATTACAATATCTGATAGTTGAGCAATAGCCGCTGACCCTCTTAGCTGCGATAGGGATGTCATAATCCCTTCTTCGTGACCTTTGTCACCACTTGGTCTGCGTAAATGCGATACAACAATCAAACCTATACCTAACTCTTCAGTTAGTGATCGTAAGTTTGTCATCATGTTATCGATGATACGTCTCTCATCACCGCCTTCAATACCTGATACAACAATACTAATGTGATCCAGTATAATGTACTGGCAACCACACCCTCTTGCTAGGTATCTAATCTTAGCCAGTAGGTTATCGCTCTCAGTCGATCCCCAATGGTCATACATAAACACACGCCCTGTACCTAGAGTCGCATCAAACGCCTCTCTAAGCTCCTCTGTCGGGACTTCTTCAAGATGCACGGGTTTGTTAAGGTGTAAGGACATCAGTCCCTGTGCTGTACGTTTGCTAGATTCTTCGAGTGCCACATAACCTATCGTAGCTCCTTCGTTTAGAAGGTGGTAAGCAAACTCTCTTGTGAGCTGTGACTTACCTAAACCTGAACCAGCCGTTACAGTTACAATCTCACCTAAACGACAACCGCCTATCTTGCTGTTAAGCCCCTCGTAAGGGTAAGGTACAGTGTGTACTTCTTTCTCAGTGCTAACCTCTTCCCATAAGTCTTCACCGTTGATGATGCCATCGGGGGCAAACTCTCTTGCTCCCCAAAACGCATCGATTAATTCAGGCTGTTTGCCTTCCTGAATCATTTCATTCGCATCCTTAAGTGGTAGCCTAGCAATCTTAGCTTTGCGTGGTGATAGTAGTGCAGCACATTCTTGAGCTGCTGCTTGTCCTACCTCGTCCATGTCAAACATAAAGACTACTGATTCAAACTTCTCTAACCACTCGATAGATTTTTTAATATCTCTCTTGGCTCCTGCTGCGCCTGTCTTGACAGATACTACTGCCCATTTATGATCAAAGGCTTGCGACACAGACATAGCATCGATCTCGCCTTCCGTAATTACACAAGTACGTCCTCCATCTCGCCATAAGCTTTGACCAAAGAGACCAGCTTCTTTCAGATCACCTACGACAGCAAATGTTTTATCAGGATAACGAAGCTTCTGCGCTACAGTCTTACCATTCCTATCTTTATAGTTGGCAACCTGTACTCCGTCACCTGTCTGGTAATCCCAAAAGCGTGTAGTCTTTTCAGTTAAACATCTTTTAACTAATGGTTTATATTCACCTGTCTTGAAGTTAACTTCTCTAACTACATTATCCACTATTCTCTCCTGTTCATCTGCTTGTCCGTAGTGCTTACAACTAAAACAAAAGGTGTGACCATCAGAGTACAAACTATTTGCATCCGATGAGCCACACTTCTTGCATGGAGTGTGCATTATAAATTCACTCTCCGTTGATCCATCCATCTGGTATGATTTCCTCTGCCCATATAAAATTGTGTTTGTCAGCCCATTCACCGCAAGTCATCTTCGTTCCATCCTTGCGTTTCTTTGCACCTTGCACTGGACTGTTCGCTCGTTGAAATAAGAATCTAATGTCTAACTCTGGGTGTTGCTCTTTCATGTTACGCATCTTGCGCTGTGCGTCCTGCCGAAAGTATCCCTTCACCTCGATGTACGTTTCACCAATCTTAAGATCAGGTGTGTAGTTCCTAGTCACCGTGTAGGGTAGCTTACAAGGTTCATACTCATAAGCTACTCCACGGTTTTTGAGGTTGAGTTGCACTCGTTCTTCTAGGGTCGATCTAGAAGTCAGCGGCATCTGCAAACTCCTCTGTTACTTCAGAGTCGTTAGACGCTGTGTTGCTAGGAGGGGGTGCAACATAGCCGTCTTCCTCATCAAAGACACTAGCTGCGGAGTTACCGTATTCAACTAGGTCTATTACTTGTACTGCCTTTAGTCTTAAGGATACGCCCACCTTCTTGGTTGACTGCATGATGTAAGGGAACGGTTCAAACGCTACCTTAACTCGTGAGCCATTACCAATTAACATATCTTTTGGCAGTGGTTGTTTCTTTGCATCTAGTACAGCAGGAGCTTGTTCATAATAGCTTCCGTCTTTACGCTGTACCTTTGCTTTCAGTTTAAACTTAAATTCTACTTTACCAGTATCGTCACCAGTGTCTTTATCGTAGACTGTTTGCACTACATCCTGAGTGGTCAGAGTATTCTTCAGTGGTGGCTTTTCTTTCACTGCTCTTTTAAATTCCTCTTGGACTATTTGTTCTAGTCGCTCACTCATCTCTGCCGCTTCCTCTTGAGAAAGCTGAAGGTTGATACTGTAGTCACCTAATGGATTCCACTTTGTATCTGGCTCAAGAACTTTTGCCCATTGTGCTGAACCTTCGAGTACCATAATATTTTTCGCCATAAATTATATTCCTATATGTTTAAGTTTTAGTTTGGACTGCTTATGGGGCATGACCTTTTTTCTATGCAAAAAAGTAGTCACTTTTTAACACC